AAACCAACACGGTTAACTTGACCACCATTCTCAGTTAATGCTGGAATCTTGCTCTTGATAGCACCAGTATCCTTAGAAGAACCGTAGATGTTACCTGAGTTCTGGATAGCAGTAGTTACACCAGTAGCAGCTAAAGCTAATGTTTCACTAGTGTATGCAGCACCAACAACAGCACCAGACGCATTAAAACCTGTCCATTTGTTGTCGATAGTAGCACCTGAAGCATCAAGACCTTGGTCATTGACGTTGCGCTCATCTAGCAAAGGAATGTAAACATCCTGCTTGATTTTCTTACCCATGTGTTTAGGCATTGCACGAACATCTGCCAAAGGCATGAAGTACTGTGCATCACGAACAGCAATCAGCGCCTTTTTATGATAGTAATCGGTACGAGCCTGTGAGCCGATAGTAGAAGCACTACCACCTGCCGGATCATTATAAATATGTGCCATTTTTAAAACCTCATAGTTTTACGATAAAAAAAATGCCTAGGGTGCCGAGAACTTCTTCATAAACTCTTCATCAGAAAGTCCTAAGAAATTATCACTAGATTCTTTCTTGGCCGGTGCCCTAGACTTAGTCGTAGCTGCAGCTTTTCGCTTTTGTTTAAGCTTAGCATCCGACTTAGCCTTTACATCACTCGATACAGTTGAATCAGATTGTGGAGGTTCTTTCCCGTCCTGTATTAGTGCTCCTGTTTGAGCTAAGTATTCAGCGGCTTGTCTGTAGGCAATTACATCAGGTACACCGTTCAATCTACCTAATGTCTTTTCCTTTTGTACAAGCTCATTGACCCTCTCAAAAACACCATTTTGTATGTGAGTATCGATAACCCCAATAATTCCTGGGTTATCAGAAACAATGTTCTTACTTTCAGCATCCCAATCTTTAGACATTACATCAATGGTTTTACTAAAAGTCTCACTATCTTTAATGGCATCTAAGGCTTGGTCAAGTTCATACTCCTTATCAGTTACACCATACTGGTTAGGGTGATACTCCACATCTTTATCAGTATCAATATCTAAAGGATCTACCCCACTTTCTTTAATAAGCTTAGCAACTGCAGCAGGATCTTTCTTAGAGAGATCAATGAGATTATTTAGTTTGTGTTCATCTAGCAAACCATTATTCTCAAGCATCTTTACCATTTTTAAATTAGGCTTCATTGAAGCCATCTTTTTCTGGTAATTAGCACCCATCTGCATTAGACGGATTGCATCCTCTGGACTGTCAACCTGCATTTCAATGCCATTGGCTTTGAAAGGAGACATCACCTTTCTATACGCACTTTCGTAGTCTACTTCTTTAGTTTCCGGGGTATCCCCCTCTGTGTCAGATTCAGTATCACTACTAGTATCAAGAGACTCTGGCTCGTTACTATCAGTTTCAGGTTCGTGCTCCGTCTGGGTATCCCCGTCTGGTTGGCCTACTTCTTCATCTTCAGCTTCTTGCTCAGGTTGCTCCTGTGCTCCACTATCCACTTCCTCTTCGGAAGCTTCAACATCTTCAGTAGATTCTTCATCTACTGTGTCAGTATTCTCTTCTTGCTCATCAACTAATTCTTCCTCAAAAGAAGAAGCAGGTTGATTTAAAAATTCTTCATCAGATAGTTCTAAGGCATTAGCTCCACTCATGAGTTAAGCTCCTCTGCCAAAATCTCTTCTCTAGTATCCTCAGCCTCTTTAAGAGATTCTTCCATCTGATCACCTTTAGTAATCTGCCAATTCATATATGCACTAAACGAGCTGATAGCATACAAGTCACGATCAATATTTGAGTTAATCTGATCTGTAATATTAGGCGCACTTTTTAAAAGTACAAGTCGAAGAGACTCATTTTTAATATACCCCTCTAGGAATACTTTCTGGAAGTCAGCATTATCCTTTAGACGCAATAATGCATCACGTAGCCCTACTTCTTTTTTAGCTAATTCAATGCTCACTTCAACCTCTTGCATTTCGCTCATTACTAAAGTCCTTATGTGGTTGGTTGGTAAAAACTATATTACTACTGTTATATATTTAACGAATCTAAGGCTCTATTGTCAAGTCCTTGTAATCGGTCAAATTCTTTTTGCTCCATAGTTTGTGCATGTGCCAACTTCATTTGCTCTTCTTTATTGGCATCAGCTACTCCAGACTCTTTAGTAACAAAGTCTAGATCATTAAGGTCTGATTTACTATGAAGATCCCTAGTCTTAGCTTGTTTAAGGGCAATATCTGCTTCATTCTCCTTAGCCTTAGCACTCTCATTAGCAACTTGAGCTTCTAATAAGGCAAGTTCCAATTGTGCTTTTTGCTGCATCATTGGATCTGGTTGGGGTTGATATTCCTCAATACGCTTAGCTAATTCAGGCATTTTACGTAGTTTAGCAATGTCAGCTAGAATCATTTTGGACATTGCTGGATCCATACTGTTACCCATAGTCTGTAGCATAAAGCTCAGTTCTTGGGCTTTATCGTTATCAGCTTCTGCAGTAGAGATATTTAACTTAATATCATACTTACCACTTAAGTCTTCACGATTAATCTCCACAAACTGTTCGTTAGTAACCCGAATGATTTCAGAATCATCTAAGAATTCTGAGTTCATGGACATTACTTTACGGCCAATCTTAATAATTCCATCAGCCAATCTACGAAGAATACCTAATTCTCGTTTACTTGTAGCATCTAGAGCAGACCGGATACCTGTAGCTGTATTACCTAAAGCTTGGCCTGAAATACCAGAACTAAATGCTTTAACCCCTGTAAGGCTTTCTGCATCTTCATTCTGCAATCCCAACATAGTAAGAGCACTTTGAGGAATCTCTGGATATGCACCCATATGGAAAGCCTGACGAGGATCTACGCTACTATTAAACTTGTAGTCATCACCATTCTCAAATTTACGAGCATTAATAACATCTAGAGCATCCTTACGAATACCCTGTTGACCATTAGCACTTCTACCTAAGATATCAATCATACCTCTGGTAACAGCACCAATAATCTTTTGGTTATCTTCTAAGAGATACCCATCAGGTTGCCCGTATACTTCCTTACGTACTGGTAGATACTGTTCTAGAATGAATGGAAGCTCTTTATCTGGGAATGGAGTCTCTTCTAAACGAATAAGAGTATTACCTATCCATGTAGCTACAAAAGGCTCTACTTCGCCAGTACCGTGAATATCCCAATATCCCCAATACTCATAAGCAATAAGCTTCTTACGAGGTTCATCTTTAAACTCAAAGCTACTATCACTATCATTTACTTTATGATCTGGGTCAGCTAACACACCATTGTCGTTAACATTAACTAAATTTAAGTTCTTATACCTAGTATCCTTCTTGAGATCACTCATAGATGTTTCAAAGCTATAGATAATAAATTCAGCTTTAGAAATATCACCATTACAGGTAGGGTCAATAACTACATTGTTATAGTCACATACTTCAAGAGTAGGTTGATTCTTGATAGTAACCATTTTAGTTACCATCTCTACTCCAGTTTGTACTTGCTGCATTACCTCAGCATTTTGTTGAGGATCGAATACAGCTTTAGTCTCTACAGTAGGAACTTCAACTTCTCGTTCCTCTTCTTCAAATTCCCAACCGACTTTTACGATTACAGTACCTTCATCAACTGCAGTACGGACATACTCATCAATGAACTTAGTCTTATCGATCTTACAGTTAAACTGGTAGTTAAGAACTAAACCATTCTGTTCTGCAGCTTTCTTATCTTCAAAGGTTACTGGGGATGTATTGAAGAGGTCATCAGTAGACAGGAAAGGCTCTGATAAAGCTGCATAACGCCATTCAGCTTGCTTACGAATGACTTTAGGAACAATCTTAGATCGTCCCTTTTTAGTCTTAATCTTTTGAGTACCTTTAAGATTATCTAACCAATTATCTACATCAGTGATGTGGGAATCATGGAAAGGTTTAGCTTCTTGGTAGTCCTGCTTAAGATCCAGTAGCTTAGGTGGGTTATCCCAATCTACTAACTTAGTTGATTCAGGTGCTTCTAAATCTAAATTTGTTTCATTAGTAGTCATAATACTTTGCTTACCATATCTAGTTAATACTTTGTAAGTGCTTTCTTGATTTTAACACAGTAAATTTACGCTTTGCATTATTAGTCATATACAATAGATTATTGTAGCGGATAAGGATATCCTCGCCAGTTACTTGTTTTATTTCATACATCGTCTTTCACATACTCCGTCTTATATAACAGCTCTTCTCCTGAATAAGTATAACTCACTAGTCCTTTAGATAGCTCTAACACCTCATCATCCTCTAAGCAACTCCC